TCTTCACGAATACGCTCTTTTACATATGTTCCTGTCCAAGGCATATCTAAATAATCTTTAATCAGTGTTAATGTCTGCTCATATTCATTAACTTTTTCACTGTCATTCATCATCTTTATTTCTCCACACTGTAGCTGTTGGATGAAATGGTATTCCATCATTAGTCTCTTCAAAGTATTCTACTTGTACTTTCTGACCAAGATATAAGTGCTTATGCTTCATTACCAGATGTTTGTCACTCATAGTGCCTGGTGCTGAGCACTTAAATGTTCTATCTCCTACCTTACAAGTTAAAATAGCCCATCCATCTTTGGAAGGATTAATATCAACTACCTCAAACTCATCATCAAAACACTTCTTAAGTTTTCATTACCCTGTCTGATTATTAGACCTTCATAACCATCATCTATTACTTCAGATAAGTACTCTGTTATATTAGGTATAAGACAAGTAGAAGCTGTAGGAACTATGACAATTTTATCATTCTTAACAGGGATTAACAAGTCAATAACTTCTATCATTCTTTGGTTAAACGGTTCATCAGATATAGTATCATACACATGATATTCTAGTTCAGTAGATCCTGCTTGAGTTCTGCGTATTAAGCTACCAAGCTCTTGTAAAGGCATACCATGGATATACAACTCACCGTCCAGTGTGACATCTTCTGGTAAGTCTTTTAAACTGTCAAGTATATGACTTATAGAATTAATGATTTTACCGTTTCTTGAGTAAGCCAATAATTCACCACCAACTTTAGTAACCAGGCATCTGTGCCCGTTTAACTTCATCTGGCATCTAGATCTAACTAAGTCTACTTGCTTTACTTTATCATATCTGTGAGCAAGCATAGGACGTGGCAGATTGAGCTGATTAGTTTTAGGCTTTTCAGCTTCTTCCATAGTTCTGCAGAATCCAAGGTCTAACTTCTTATTTATTCTGCTGTTAATTCTAGATTCTATCTGTTCTTCTATAGTCCTACCTACTTTGCCTTTGGTAACCTCTTCAAACTTAGTCTGTGTAGCACCATCAATTATTCCATAAGAGATAAGAATTCCCTCATGGATGGCATCTATGGACCAATATCTCATTGATCCTCTATTATCTTTATTGTATAAAGTTGGCATGAAATATCTCGCAATATGTACAATCAATCCCACATAATCTACTGTGGCATTCTATTTCTCCACCAACGAATGGTGTCAAGAAATTCCTTAGCTTATTAGTGTCTATCACTTCTAAATTACTTGGCAGCTCAGCCGCTTTGCCGTTTATACTTTCTATAGATTTCCATATATGCAAAAGGTTTCCATTAAACTTTCCGTTAACATACTTAGGTAGTATAAAATCAATAAAGTGCTGAGAAGCTGTTCGACCGGTAAGTTTAAAATCACTTATACCAATAGCTTCATAATATTTAAAGTGTTCTGGTAATATCCAGAATAGATTTAACCAAGAAGACTGACTTTTATATCTCTCTCCTATACACTTATTAAATGGATACTGCTTAAACTCCTTAGCATCCTGTAATGTCTTATTACTACCATGACATTGGTAGCAAGAGTCTCTATGTATACATGGGGTAGCTCCTTGGCTATAACCAGTACCACAAGCTTCATTAGTCAATAGCTCAATCGTTATACCGCAGTGATTGCCAGCTTTAACAAACTGCTTGAGCATATAGAATGAACGATTATAGCTTATATGCATAACCATCTTCTCAATAAATGGATACTGCTCTTTTAAAGCTATTATCTGCCTTGGAGATTCTATTCTCATTATAGTAGATAACTCTACTCTAGGCTTATACAAGCACTTATTTATTAGTTCCAGTAGTAATGTATCAGCTACAATCATTCCTATACCAGCGTGGAATAGGTAGTAAGTAAGATTTTCTAACTCTCCAAAATCAAAATCTTTCTTAGGTCCCACTGAAATAGCATTGCTAGTATACCAGAATTTAACTCCTATCTCTTTTAACTTGGCAGCATAAGATAGTAGGTTGTCGAGAGTGGCATTATCTGGAAATCTGTATAAAGGTCTGGCAGATAAATGATGGTGTTCTTTATCAGATCCATATACAGAGGTTATCTTGTTAACAGATTTACTTGATCCATTATACTTACGTATAGATTTAACTGTATCATCTGTAAAATTGAACCCTAGGTTAATATTAGCCATTCTTTATTCTCCAGATCAAGTGGTTAGTAGTAGATGCTACAGGCTCTGCACCAAGCAACTCTGACATGTACTCAGGTCTTAGGCAGCTCCCATCTGACCATAATCTAAGCCTTAAGTCTAAGAAGTCATCCCACTTATTTTCTATGACTATAAGCTCATCACTTTTAATGCTTTCCAGTAAACTCAGGATAGAATGAGGCATTAATAAGTGTAGAACTTCAGAGATAATGGTAGTGCACGTATTTAACGTATAGTTATATGCTGGACTAGTGATATTAGCATTCACATATCTGACATTATCAAATGTATCAAACTTTCGCTTATCTACTACGGTCTTGTTCTCATAATCTAAGCCTTCTATCATCCATCCAGATCCTCCCCCAAGATCTACTACCGACTTACCAGATAGGTTATTCTTTAGCCAAGGGATGACTTCTTTGGACTTCTCTTCATCTAGTTCTTTAATCAACAAGTCATATAAACATTCTGGTTTAGATAGGTCTCCATTGATTATTCGCTTCTTTACTTCTTCTGCGTAATTATTCATTAATCATTTCCCATTTCCTATTATATGATTCCCATAAGATTACAGCTTCTTTATCTGTATACTCTTTTGAAAAGATTATCCTGCTACAAGATGTATCGATCAGTCTTCTGACACATGCGATACATGGACTAACTGTTATATAGCAAGTATATATACTAAATATATCTGAGCACTTAGCTATTGCTATATCTTCAGCATGTTTTGCTATACATCTACTGGTATTACCTGACTCATCTAATGCTCCAGCACAAGGCTTATCATCTCCACCTTCGTGACTACAGTGAGGATAACCAGATGGTACAGAATTATAACCAGTGGATATGATTCTATGGTTCTTATCTGTTAGTACACATCCTACTGACCGCCTGCTACAGGTAGCTCTTTCTGATACAGTTTTTGCTATGTTTAGGAAGTACTGGTCATTACTTGGTCTTTCCATAATATGTCCTAAATGAAGAAGGGGCTATAACAGCCCCTTCATATTAAGCGATTACTTGATAGATTCTAAGATTTCTTTAGTTAACTTGAATACACCAACGTAGTAAGTGCCTGATCCTTCAGTCATGCCAATTTCAAGAGACTTCTCGATGATGGAAGATTTATCAGTATCTTCACCAGCAAGGTGACGGTCTTTAAACCAGTTGCATAACTGAGAAGACATAGAGGCAGGAGCTTCCCAACCAAAATGTTTACGCAGCTTATTGTAGTAAGATGTAGCCTTCTTAATATCGTCATACTCGCCAACAGTATTGATTCTAGCAATAACTTCATCACGATTACCTTCAAGAGCATCTTCTTTATTGAAGGACTCAATCACTAATGTCCAAGTAGGATTACCACGTGGAGCAGCAACAGGCATAGTAATGTTTAACTCGGTAGCTAATGCTTTTAAGTATCTGTTAACTGTAATATTAGTGATATCTAACTCAGCACCAATATTTCTTGCTTTAGCTACACCATCTTCAGTAGAAATATCAAACTCTTCTACTCTAGCTTCCCATTCAGCTTTACGCTTAGCAGGAGATTTAATTAAACCAGCTTTAGTAGCCAATCTGTGATATTCAGACTGGCATTCTTTAATTGATAGCTCGCCTTCAGTGTGAATCAGCATTATTACTTCGTCTTCACTTAACTCAATATTACTCTCAAAAATATCTTTTGCACTCATCTTTTATTTTCTCCAAAATTTAAAATTAATCAAATAATTATTTATTTGATGTGTATATTATATCACGTTTATTAATCTTTGTAAACTTCTATTTTCAACTAGTTTTTCAAATCCTCCATCTTCGTTAAAATCATATCTAATATGGCTAAGCTTAGTCATAACTGAGTCATATATGCATCTTAAGTTTTCAGCCTCTTCTTCACACTTATTAACTAGTTCTTCATTATAATGAGGCTTATTATAATCTGGTTCACCATAACCAGTGCAATAAATCAATATGCCTTTCTTGGATATAAGTTTAGCTTGTTTATAATAAGCAGCTCTTTCTTTGAAAGATATTTTGGTAACTTTTGTATTACCATGTCTACTTGTATGCTTGATATACGACGGCCTTCTATTTGATTTTTTGGTTTAGTAGCATGAATTACTTCATAACCTGTACGACTAGCTAGTTTCTCGGCTAGCATGGACTTACCAGATCCATTAGTTCCGCATATTATTATTGTGCTCATCTATAAGTTCCTCCATAAGTGATTCAGGTGACTCCCACCCGTCTGGTTTACTAGCATCAGCAGCATCAAACTCTTCTCTACCTCTTTTCTTACCGAGAGCTTTCTTCATGTTAGCTTCATGAACAATTTTAAATAAAGTATCCAATAGTTCTTCAGGCACTCCCATCTTATATAGTGCACCATAAGCATAATAAATACTATCTATAAGAGCATCTATTGCTTCTACAGAGTTAAACTCTTTTGTAGCTTCTAAGAATTCGTCAGCTTCTTCTTTTAACTGGTGAGTTGTTAATTCACATACATCGTTATCAGCTAAGAAAATTAAGTGTTTTGGATCTATACCAAGTATTTCTTGGTTAAATTTCTCTGTCATTTCAAATCTCGTCATATATATTCTCCTCATCAATGACGTATTCAATTATTAAGTCAGTTATGCCGAATTTATTTTGCACGTACAAATAGAATGCATTCAATATATCCAGCACGTTCTGTAAGTTATAATTGTGGGTTAGGTATAGGCTGTACGCGTTCCCTACAGCCCTGCTATCATATAGCACATCGTACTTAGACAGTAATACACTGTTAAACAATTTATCGAAGTTATAATTTATAACGTTATCCGATTTAATCCTTACAGCTTTATTAATGTCTAAACCATCTTGGTCACATGCAAACCATAAAGCCAGTAGTATAGAGCAGTTAGTATTAAATCCTGCAAATACTAACTGGTCGTCTATGTATAACTCTGTATGTCTACCATCATGGCCAATACAGCTTAGAATTAATTTACCACTTATTGACTGCATCATCCATGGACTCAGAAGAATCAGACTCATATGACTCTATTGGAATCTGTTCAGCTTTATTGTCTAACTTCTTAGTTGAAGCTATAGCAGCAACGAATGGAGATTCCCACTCTTTCTTTTCTGCTACATCTATAGCTAACTGACAATTATCGTCATCTAGTAGCCCTAAGTTTTCAAAAGTTAATTTAGGAACCGAAGCTTCATCGTCAAACCTTAGTCTGGTAATAACTATAGTAGGAGTAGGTATTCCATCTCTAGCTAATAGTTTACCATATTCTCCAAAAGGTTTTAAACTCATGACCGTTACAGTTAAGATATAAGTCACTGCATCTGGTTTACCAAGCTCTTCCGCTAATATAACATGCAAGCGCTTAGAATCTTTACAAGCCTTAGCCTTTTTACCTGCCATACTGGTGGCACTGCCCCACTGGTTCTTCTCACATACGCCGCATAGATCACTTAACGGTGTATCCACATATACATCTGGTCTTATTCCATCAGATGATTGACAATCTGGAGCATCTGCTGAACCTGGAGTGAAGCCCTTTTCATAGTAGGTTTTAACAAATCCATTACTAGGGGTTATACCTACTATAACTACATCAATCTCTTCACCAAGTTTAAGCTCTTCGTCTCCAGACTTCGCAGTGAACTTACTCTTATTAAGAGATATACGTGCAACTCCACCGCCACCAACATCCATTTCGTCAGTTTTGACGATAGAACTCTTGGCAAGCATCGCTGCAATTGTGGGTGATATTTCTGTACTCATGACTTTCTTACTCCGATTGATTGAATCTCTTCATACTTAACACCGAATACACTTGGTGCTAAGCCCTCTTCTATTAATTCCTTAACATGTTGTTTACTTACGTGAGCAGTAAACAGACCATAGTCATTGTTATCAATAGCATATTTGATACGAGCATTTACGTCTTCCAGTGTAGCATAACTCTTGGTAACTCTAAATGCTGTACCTACTGATGTCTTAAAACTTTCCACACCAGTATCATTAGATATGTCTAACAATTGTGCTTCTAATATTGCTAAATTGTCTTTAACCTCCTTCTCTTTATCCTTATACACTTTTCTGGCTTCGTCTAAACTTGAACGAAGTTCTATATACTTCTCTACTAAAACCTCTATATTCATATCCATATATTTCTCCAATTCATAAGTTATATTATATCACATTATTTATCGGTTGTAAACACCTATTTTTTATACATATCAAGTAGAAGCTGAGAACTAATCTCTTTAGTTTCAAGAGTCTTATATAATTGCTTTTCAACGTAGCTTGAGTAAAAATTGATGACCAACTGGTTAAACTTCTGACCAGATCGTCTTATTCTACCTATAGCTTGGCGATAACATGAATTACCAAGTATTGGTGAGAAAAAGATTATACATTTGCAGTACTGTAGATTAAGCCCATGCGAAGCGACTCGTGGCTGAGCTATAAGTATATTAAATTTACCAGCCTTGAAATCAGCAAATATTTCAGTTCTAGCTTTTAGATGTACATCACCGTATATTAATCTTGATGATGGTAATATAGAATGCAGATGTTTTGCAACAGCTACGAATTGAACAAAGATAATCATTTGACCGACTTGACTTTGCACATGCAAAATCTCTTCAATTTTATCTTTTATTGGTAGTACTATTACTTCTCCATATTCATCATATACACATCCACTAGCTATCTGTAAAAGCTTTGTGAATTTAACAGCAGCAGTTGATGCTACTATAGTACCCTCTTCATACTCAGCCACTTGGTCAGTGTACATCTGCTTGTAAACTCTGGATTGCTCCTTAGTCATCTCAAACTCTCTGTACTCATATGTAATCGGAGGTAGATCAATACAATCCTCTATATTAAATCTTATAGCAGGTTGCAAAGCTCTATGTACTACGTGCTCAGCCTCTTCATTAGGTGTCCATAGATATTGATTGATCTGAATCATAGTCATAGCTCTCCATTTAGTAATGTAATTAGTAGGTAACATTTCAGGATTGATAACTTTGGCTATTCCAAACGCATCTACTGGACTATTGCCCATAGGTGTAGCAGATATACCGATTACAGCCTTGGTATTTAACGTAAGTATCTGTACCATTCTAGATCTCTTTGACCTAGCATTCTTAAATGAGTCGACCTCATCTATGACTACCAAGTCAAAATTTGCTCTTAAGAACTCAGCACAATAATTTCTTACCGCATCAGTGTTAGTGATATAGAAGTGGGCATCTTTTAAAAGAGCAGCTAAACGCTTAGCACGAGGCCCGTGTACTATAGAGTAACTTCTATTTGGTAATGTTTCTATTATCTCATCTGCCCACACTGAATTCATTATGGATAACGGACATATTACAAGAATCTTTTTAATCTTATTAGACTCTAATAACATGTCAGCGTACCATAACGTAGACTTAGTTTTGCCAGAACCAAGGTCGCTAAAGTTATAACATCTTTTATTTGCTAAGTAAAAACGAATCGTCTCTAACTGGTGGGTGTACGGCTGTGGCCCTATGAACTCGTATTGCACTGGTAACTTCTCCTATACCTTGTAATCCTCTACATATTAAAGCCAAGCCTCCAGCTTGGTCTACTAAGTTTAGTTCTCTTTCTTGTAACTTACTAACTCTACCTGTGTCAGTCTTGACTTCAATAGCGATAAAGAGTCCATTAATACAAGCCAACACATCAGGCACACCGTTATGACTATATATAGTCGAATGAATCTTACGAATATAGCTTCCTTTGAACTCTTCACGTAACTTCTCCATTAGTTTCTTCTGTACTACAGACTCTTTAACCATATTTACAACCTTCTTTAATAGCACAGAAGAAGCAATAGCTATTTTTCTTTGGTTCAAACTCTTTGTCTTCGTTAATTACAGTGTATTCCAAGTCAAACTTGGCTCTGATTTTAGCATGGTCTTCTCTTAGAAATGTGACTTTCTCAGTTTTCTTATGCTCAACGAATAGATATGCGTTAACTATCTTTTGCACTTTTGGATAAAGAGCAAACAATATATTAGCAGAGAGATGTAGCTGACCAATACCAGAGGCGTAAGGTCTGAACTTGCCAGACTTCCAGTCGATGATATGAATTTCTTCTAAAGAGATAAATACGATCATGTCCATGATTGCTCTAAATCGTAGCTTATCAGGTCGTTCAAACCAGTCGCAAAGTTCCCAGTCATGTGTGACTGCTATCTGCTTCTCAGGATTGACCGACTCTGCTCCAGCCTTTTCCACATAGTTATCAATTATACCTACAGCATTTGCTGCTTCATTACACAGTTTGGGCTCTTTGCCCTCTCCTCTTTTCCATAGTACATACTCCTCTAGTTGCTTATGGATACGGTTACCTTTCACAAACGCAGGATTTTCCCCTTCATCAGGGTAGTCCTTGTCTATGTACATAGACTTGAACTGTGCAGGACAGCCTCTATATACGTTGATTCTGGACCATGATAGTGCTATTGGATTATTTGTCATTTATTTCCGCCTTATTGATTCGGTTAATTAAGTCTTCAGATTCAGCAATTTGATATCCTATCATTTTACCTATACTGATATCTTTTTCTACCATTATTGTAAGGACATTAAGAATTGCTTCGTGTATAGACAATTCTATTTTAAGTGATCTTACTGTTTCTTTTTCACTCATTTGGATATCACTAGTACTGCATCCTCTAACTCACTATTATCAGCTAACTTATTAAGCAGTCTAAGTATTTCCAGATTAGCGATCTTCTTATCCATGTGGATACCAAACAATGCATAGGCATCTTCACGGCTGGGCTTCTTAGGCAGTACTACTGGATCAACTACTTCAGTACATTCATTGTAATCACCTTCTATTGGATCTTCATCTTCATCTTCTTCTTCTTCTTTCCAGTCAGGAGGATTAAGCTTAATCCATTCCTTGAACACTTGCTTTAACTCAGCAACGGAGTTTGTCCCTGACTTAATTTGATTTAACTTGTTACAAATCTCTAAGTAGTTATATGCTTCTGCGTACTTAGCACTAAGCGCTTTAACTGCTCCGCCACTAAGTTTGAGATTCTTAGTTGATTCAACTGTAAGAGATGGTTTAATATCACCAGCCTCAACTAACTCATTCCATAGTTCGTCATCTATAGAAGCTAACTCATATAACGTTCTGGTAGATCCTGGAAGTAACTCAATATTATCACTGAATCTTTCACTAGCATTATGGATTTTACTCCAGTATGTTAAATGAGTACTGCCAAATCCAAACCAGTTAGCCATACATGTCTTAAATTCTTCTGAGTCAATGTCTTCTTTAAACGAGTTAATTCTTCTAGCAGTTTCTAATGTAGATTCCGCTGTTTTCTTTAGTGCGACTCCTATATAGGATTCCCATTTAGTAAGTGATTTTTTCATTTTTACTCCTTATATTAATGATTATGCGTGATTATTATAATACGTTTTATTATAGATGTAAACACCTATATTTAAAAAGGTTTTAATTCTGCTAAGTTATAACCTATAGCGTAGTCAAAAGGAAATTTAAGCTTAATAACTTTTTTATATTCTTTACTGTAATCTATGTTATTAGCGAATTCTTTTACTTCAAGATGGTCATCGCATTCTGGTATTAGCCATGTAAGAGAGTCATGTACAGCCAACTGGAATATCATATCAGGAAACTCTCTGGCTATAGATGCTATAGCTAATTCAGCTAAATCTGCCCCAGATCCTTGAATAGGCTGGTTAATAGCTGAGCTCTCTCCTGTCCAATCCATATTGGTTATACCAAACCTTCTACCCGCTAAGCTCTCAGAGTATCGATTTGTACGTGCAGAGCTAACTGCTTTAATCCAGTACTCTGGAATTCTTTTAAAAGTACGCTTGTATGAATTGAGATAGTGAGTGGCTTCGCGGATAGTGATTACCTTATCATACTGCTCAAAAAACTTAGTTTGTAAGCTCTTCGCACCAATACGATACATAGATGATAGATTGGTCAGCTTGCCGCAATTTCTACTATCTATTATTTCAGGATCACCCTCGTTATTACCTTTGACTATCTCGTCATATGGTATACCGTAAATGTCTTCAGTCATAGTAGAGTGTAGGTCTTTACCAGTATTAAAGGCGTTTAACATGGTGGGGTCGTTAGAATAGTGAGCCATCAGTCTAAGCTCCTGTGCTGCGAAATCCATGTACAAGAACTTATAGCCTTTAGGTGCTATCATAGCTCTCTTAATACACTTGTCTTTACGCGGTAGCTGATGTATAGCGATACCTACTTGGAATTTCTTCTTCATCTTACTGGAATAGCTCATTCTACCAGTATATGAATTGAACAATCTTGGAGTAGGATGCATCTTATCTGACTTTAAATACTCTAGGGTCTTGAAGAACCCGTTGATATATTTGCTCATAACCGTTAGCTTAGCCTTAGCAGCCAGTAAGTCAGTTAGTCGCTTATCACCAGTATCTAATGCTATATACTTAAGATCACCAGCAGCAGTACAAGGGTTACCAGATGGTGTTAGGCTTCTAGGAGTCAAACCCCAGTAACTGAATAATAACTTAGCTAGTTTAGTAGGTGAGCGGATGATACTCTCTGACAGTTTTAACTCTCTAAGCGCAGAGTTTATACCTGCTTGATATACTACGCGGCTATTTTCTACTTCATCATAGTCAATAAGCACACCTTGCATGTACCCACGTGCTAATGGAAGTAAACAAGCACACTCTATTTCATAACCGTTTAGTTGCTCTTCAGGTAGAAGTGACTCAAGTCTAATAGCCAAGTCCCTAGTTAAGTGGCAATCTTGGATCACCCTCTTTATCCAGTAGTCTATATCGTCTTCCATGTTGTCCTTCATCTCCAGGAATTCGTCCTTCTCTGGACTATTAGGTAACCACCTCTCAACGCAGTTCCTTAAAGAGTATGTAAACTTCTCATCTTTCTGGCTATTGTTCAGCCACTTAGCCAGTAGAGATGTGTCTCTCCAGCGTATTCTATTTAGCCCGTCATACCCATGTACTTTTATCAGACATGATATGTCGAATATGGCATTGTGACAATAGACTCGCTTACCTTGTAGGAACTCTATCTCTGTTACAAGGTCATTCTTATAATTGGTACCATCATTGCTCATGACCTTACCATACTCATTTGGTCCTGCTACACCTATCATCTTCACATAAAATTCTTTGCGGTAAGGCTCTAAAGCCCATGCGTTGGTGATAGTCTTCTTTGTTGGATCGAAAGGACCTGTCTCGATATCCAACGAGTATAAATCGTTACTCATTACGTTCTCCTGTTTATTTTCTTTCTATTGCGACTCTTTTAATTTTACTGCATACTCTATCAGCATAGTCGCTCAGTATTTCATCTAGCTCTTCATGTATCCACCCAGTAGGGTACTGATTGACCATGCCAGACTTGTCTACTTCTACGCCATCTTCTATGGCTCTCTTTCTTATCTTACACTCTATCATGGACAGAGATAGCTTTTCATGTCCAGGTATTAGCTGTGTATGGTGTAAGGATATTACTTCTACATTTCTATTGTTAATTGCCTCTCTTATAGTGGTTTTAGTAAAGAATGCTTTTAACTCCGCTATATCTGCAGCAGAGTGTGTAGCAAGTATGTCTTTAATCATCTGCGTCTCCAGTTTAATACTATATCTCTAGCTATTACTAGCTCATTGAATTTCTCTGTACTTCCACCTTTATCAGGGTGCACGATTTTAGCTCTTATATTAAACGCCGCTTTAACTAAATCTAGATTCTTATCGTTAAAATGCAGTATGTCTAACGCATCCATGTAATTCATCTTTGGCTTAGGCTTAAAGACTGGTGGCTTAGTGGTGATCTTCTCCTCGTCTACCATAGACTTTACTTCTGCAGAGGAAGAGCGTGACTTACGAGCCTTTGCTCTAACTGCTTCGCGATTCTCTGGAGGTAGTTGAAGTAAGAATATCTCGGACTTCAAATTCAAATTTGTCCCTGGGGACAGTTTTGACTCTGAAAGCTTCATATACTTGTTACATCTACCATGCTGAATAGGCATGTTAGCTGTTACCCAGTCACCAAACTCACCATGTGGTAGACTAGCCTTGACTTTAACTAGTTCTGCACCACACTTAATAGCAGACTCTACAGCTGATTGTAGGTGGTTCTCCACCTCTCTGGCATACTTGACTGCCAGTTGTTCACTTGGGCATAAATCGTTCCCCATTACGTTCTCCTGTTCAATGTTAACCAGTAATTCTGGTTGAATATTAGCTCATAATTTTTGTACACCTCCTTTAATTGTTTTATTTCTTCGTTGTTAAATATAGCCATACGTGAGTGCTTACTCTGTATACAGCACATGATATATAACTGGTATAATTTCTTACTGGTGACCATGACTGGCTCCTCTCTCACCACGATAAAGGAGCCGTCTAGTGAAGACTTGAACAAAGCGCTACGCACTTGGTCATAGTAAGTCCTTACTATCAGTCTACTTTGGATCTGAATCAGGGAAGAAGTGCTCATTTATATAGTTATTCTCTGACTTCCGCTTGTTATGAATGTCCCAGTCTCTGATGGCGTACGTAGTACACATGGTACGTTTACCAGTAGATGTGGTTGTCTTGATCTTACAGATACGCCGCTCAGTACTTATAATGTTCTGCACGTCATATTCTATAACAGGCATGTCGAAATGTCTGCCTATTTTCATGTAATTACTAGTATCCTTGCGGTATATCCTCCATAACTTCTTAGCAAAGAATTGGTTCAGTCCCATGTGAGTCATGATACCAAGCACTATGCTCTGGTCTGTCTGGATGTCTGACTGGAATAAGGTAGGAGCGTCCTGAATCATCTGCTCAAACTCTATCACGTCATCACCACGTGAGCTATTGATAATCTCATCTTGGTCAACCATCTTAGGTGCCTCAACTTCAGTAATGTCTGGTGACACTGAGTAATCCAAGTAAAACCTCTTCAACTTCCTCAGGAAGACTGACTGAGGATCGTCTAACTGCTTACCAAGTGATGAATAGACTGACTTGTTAAGCGCTCCGCGGTTGCATACTATGGGTGCAAATCTCTTATTAGACTCATGGAGCTTGATAGCATCCACATAGTTAGAGTGAATCTCTGGTATACGGTAAGTACGGATCAAGTTTGTACGTGCAGAGTATAGCATCTTGACGGTTATAAGGCTCTCTGAGAATAACTTCTTGATGCTCTCCAGTACAGTGTTAGAACTGAAGTTGTCCTTCAAGCCGCCAGGCTCGTTGATCATTACTGTCATGCTTTCATTCAGATACTCATTCCTCCCCGCTTTGATGTCAGAAATCTCTGCCTCCTTGAAGTACTTATGGCCTACACCAAGTAGTCTACTGAAGATAGAGAAGCTAAAGTCTTTGCCAATACGATACTTAGTACTGATAATCACGAAGCCCCAGTGAGGTGTCCATAACAAGTTCTGTACCTTCGCCGCTCGCTGACTGTTCACCATGTCAAGCGTCCGAACATTGTCTGAGCATAAGTTCTCTATCATGGCGCGATAGTTGGACAAGTCTGGATCGTCCCACTGAACTGGTTCGTCCCAAGGCTTGTATGACACAGGCTCGTAGCTGTTGAAGTATAGTTTATCATCATCACCAGTGAATATGTCCTCTTCAGCTGGCTTGAACCCTATCCCCCAGACTGATGTACGGTCAGGATGCTTGATCCACTCACGCAGTACGCTGATTGGTTTGACAGTAGTACCAGTAGATACCATGATAGTAAGAGGAAAGTTGAGCTCCATGTTAGCTATGATATTATACGCACCAGTATGGATGTCATATATCTTAGAGTCACACTCCATGAAGATAAATCTCTCTAGTGTGTACTGCATGATATCAGCTGTTTTCAACCTGTCTCTGTTGACCTTCAGCATCATGTCGGAGAGCTCAGGGGTATCGCCATCTACTGCCTCAAACTCTAGTAGGGCAAACTCTGCGGCTATCTCTTTATCGCTGAGCCCCTCCGCCACCCATTTGCCAGAGTAATATAACATAGTGGAGTCTCTACTACCATGTGGAATCTTCTCAGTTATGGTAGGCAGATCGATCAGATTGGTAATAGCTCTCTTCGCAGGTAGCTCCAGGGTGCAGTCAATGACTGGAATGGCTTTCATTATGACGTACTTGCCCTCTGTCCACTCAGAGAGGCTAGTGTCAGGCCCTATCACGTAACCATCATCACCACGTATGTCCACGTTAGAGAATAAGTGACCAGTACATGTCTTGACTGGATAACTAGGACGGTTATAGTAGAGGTGATACCCACCAGACTTTGACTTGACTGTGAAGGTATTAGTGTCAAGACCTAGTTGCCTCAGCTTGTGCAGAGTCTCATCTGCCAGACCAGGGGTTTTATTATCTATGTCGATGATGGATAAGGTCTTGCCGCCACGCACTCCGTATGTATTAGGGAATGGTCGCATAAAGTTAGAGTCTTTCTTCTTTGAATAGTCCTTATATGGTGCTGACCAGTCAAGTGTTGAGAAGTCGATTGATTGCCATCCATAAGGACGATACAGCTTGTTACTGTCTATCCATAATGGTATTAGCTCGGCTTCCAGTGTAATTCTGTTCATATTGTCTCCGATAAAGAGACTAGTTGGGTTACCATACTCGTCTCCAGTGTGATAGCGGTCTATATGAGTGCTGTGGCAAGGGCAGTAGACCACTGCCCAGGGAGCTACCCTTCGCCACTTAAATGCAAGACCATTATATCATATATTTTAAGGCTTGTAAACGTCTCATTTACTCAACAATCAGCTCATAATGGTGGTGATTGTTGACTGAGAGTGAACAATCAATAGGGGTCCAGTTATGGTGTAGTTCATCGCAGTTACTACCAATATGCCAACGCTTGTCTGATATCTCAGAGTCGTCGCAGTAGTGAGTTCTCTTACTAGACTTGAAAGTATCAGATAATTCAAACCAGTATTTACATAATTTACAGGCTCTAAGAGAAACTAACTCACACTTAGTCTCTTCTATGGCTTTTATTCTTGTTTCCAGATTCATTTTAGTTCTCCAAGTTGGATAAAGCTCCCAAATTTGCTATATTTTGGGAGTGAGCTGGGGTACGTTGGACAATAATTAATTTGCTTGGCAAATATCCAATAAAATATTAAAGTTGGGTGACGGACTTATATGGGACATATTAATATAGCTATAAATCCTCGTCCATGATTTTACTTACTGTCTCTAGTATAGCGTTTAGTAAGTATGGTTCTACTATATTTACGTGACCATATTTTAATTCTAACGCTCTGATTAATAATAACCTGTATTCTCTTTCTAATTCTTTTGTTGTCATTTTATTCTCTTGTTAAACCTACCAAGTAAAAGAATACTACCGGAAGTGATAGGACCAACCAGGTAGTACTTGAGATTAGTGGTACCAGATGAATGATGGCACCAAGGATATATAAGATACCTATCAAGATGATGCCGAATAAAGTAATCGGCCATGACCAGCATGATTCCTCTTTAGTGCTGTTCCAGGTAAATATTGCTAGCCGCTAGGCACCAGTAAATATTGCTAGCCGCTAAGCACCAGTAAATATTGCTAGCCGCTAAGCACCAGTAAATATTGCTGTTCCAGGTAAATATTGCTAGCCGCTAGCCGCTCGGCCGCTAAGTGATAAATAATGGACATATCAAAATTGGTCTCCCACAAAATATCCATTGAAGTCCTTTAAAATCAAGAGCTTATAAGTTCTATTGTATACTGCTAAATATTCTTAAACTAAGTGTAGTAATTAATAGTATATATATACTAGTACCAAAAATGTTTGCATATCATGCAAAATGTGCGCAGGGCACGCGGCCCAAGGCCTGCGCCCATATCAACTTTTAGCAATTGGAACAACATTTTTTTTGCAAGCCACTTTTTGCTTATAAATCAAGGGCTTAGCGCGGAGTAACCGGGAGCGTGATGCTTAGCGCCAGGTGTTTTTAGTTATTTTTACCTGGAAATTTAGCTATTTTACCTGGTAAGTGGCATCTATGACTTTGTTTCACCCATAAAAAAGCCCAAGTAATTACTTGGGCTTAGGTTTTACTTATTAAGATCTATTGCCAACTCGATTGCCAAGTGATATGAATTAACATAGTAAGTCACTGAGCCACCTTTCATTTCCAAGTCAATGCATTTCTGTTTGATCTGGTCCTTGGTGACACTGGTTGGATTCTCTTGGCTTAAGAACCACTCCTTAAGGGCACCTACTTTGGTCACCTTTTTTGGTGGTTCCAAGCCCTCTTCAATAATCAAGGCTTCAACACAACTCCTTGCCTCAGTCTTAGTGGCATAGATATCAACCATTACTAGGAAAGCAACGATGTCTGCTATTGATTTGCCACCTTTGATAAAGGCAATTACTTCTTCTTGGTTTTTCATTGGATCACTCCTGGTAGACCTTTAAAAGGTGAGGTCTTTAACACCTTTGCTTAATTTATGAGTTATTATATCGTATTTATTAATAGACGTACACTACTATTTTAATTAATTTGCGCTAATAGTAGTGCTAAACGTATTGATATCGGTATTGATATTAATAATATTAATAATAATCATTCGCATTTATATTAATATTATTAATAATAGGTATTGATATTAATAATATTAATAATAATCATTCGCATTTATATTAATATTACCACTAATACCTACGCTACCAGGCGCTTTGACATATATATAATGTCGTATATAAAGAAGCGGGGGCGTACGCGCGCATGCCAAAGACAATGGTAGCGTAGCGGTGTGCGCTGAGAAATAAAAAAATTTTCAGGAAAACTTTCAGGAAAACCTTCAGGAAAACATGAGAAATAAAAAATTTTCAGGAAAACATGAGAAATAAAAAATTTTCAGGAAAACATGAGAAATAAAAAATTTTCAGGAAAACTTTCAGGAAAACCTTCAGGAAAAACGTGAGAAACTCAGTGCGTAGTGGATGTATTATCTGGTGCGTAGCGGATGTATTATCTGGTAGCGGTTGGAACAGATGCTCTAAGTCCTTGATATATAAGCAAAAAAAATAAATTTTACTTTCTCCCAAATATGTGCTATAATTAGAGGCACGATAATTACTAAGAATAATGCCATGAGTCAGAATAGTAGAGTACTGAATTTGATACGAGAACATTCTGGTTCTACGTTGTATCACCCGTTATGCGCACTACATGATCTATGCGCTGAGCCCGATGCTACTATAACTGACCAGATCAACATACATAAAACCATAGCCAAATACGTGGAAGCAGAACATAAGCAAATAGAATTTACTGGTGGTGATGGTAATGAGCCTGTTGGTTTGAACATTTCTATCGGCTAAGCACTATGCCACTAGTCAGAGACCAACGTCCACCAGACAATCCTATAACGGAGATGCTTAAAGAGATAGCATACTTCAGGGGTAAACAAAATTTTGAGCCTCAGGACTCAATGATTGGTAGCGTATTAGCTCATCCATTGGAAGGAATAGATAGATTTACTGACAATGTAAGACTAGCACAGGGTAGACAACCTAAGTATAGAGCAGACCAAGGCGTATATGAACCATCCATAGACCAGCAGTTATATGGAGCATTTAACTTAGCTGGTAGTGCAAATCTAGGTACTATGTCATTTGCACCTTCTGGTCGAGGAACCTTAGGTACAATCAAGTCTATTCATGGTGCAAAGTCCATGGCAACTGCTGCTAAGAACGCTATGCTGCCTATTGCAGAAGGTGGCTTAGGGCTTCGTAAAGGCAATACTGCGTTCGAGAGAGCCAAAGCCATGGGATATGACACTGATAGGAAGCTATATCATGGTACGCAGAAGGTATTTGACCGGTTCAAGCCAGGTGAAAGTGGCATGGGCAAAGGTGTTTATCTCACTGATGACTTAAGCGAAGCCAAAGGTTACGCTTATGGCAATGCAGATACCAGGGCGAAGGGCATTATAGACAACCACCCTGACGCTAATGTCATGGAGACACTCTTAAGAGGCAAGTATGCCGACCTTAGACCGAACACGTTCGATACTGGTGGGTTGAACATACAGAGTTTGATGGAGCGCGAGGGGCTTAGCGGCATGCACAAAGGCCTTAAAGGCAAAGGGTATGACGGTATAATTATGGACGATGACACTGGTCTACTACCTATGGCAATAAAGGGCAATCACCATATGGTATATGACCCGAAGAATATTAGGTCGACTAAGGCGGCGTTTGACCCATTGAGGAAGAACTCGTCCAACATTATGGCATCAGGGCTACTAGGACTAGTATTAAGCGAAGAATATGACAGATATTAACTATATTGCGTCACCTACAGCTAGTAAGTTTCACAAGTCTCCTAAGTTTGTCAGAGCTATTATAGGACCACTTGGTAGCGGCAAGAGTGTAGCGTGTGTCATGGAGATGATCAGACTGGCTCTATTACAGGAGCCACATAAAGGAGTGCGTAGTACGCGGTTCTGTATCATACGCAATACATACAGAGAATTACTGGATACCACCATGGCAACATTTCATGACTGGATTCCGAAGGAATTAGGAGTAACTAGCGTACTTAACAGTAAGTTTACTCTTATACAGAAATTAAACGATGGTACTAAGATCCATGCAGAATTTTTATTTAGAGCGTTAGATAAACCAAGTGACATAAAAAAGCTCTTATCACTAGAGCTAACCTACATATTCATGAACGAGTGCAGAGAGATTCCTAAGCAAGTGCTCGACATGGGAATAGGACGGGTTGGTAGATATCCTGCCAAACGTGATGGAGGCCCTACTAGATGGGGAGTTATCATGGACACCAACCCTCCAGACAGTGACAGTTGGTTTTATAGAACATTTGAAGAGGATTTGCCTGAGAACCATGCTATATTCCACCAGCCTAGTGGGTTGGCGGAGGGTGCAGAGAACATAGAGAACTTACCGCCAGAGTATTACACTAACATGATCCATGGTAAATCTAAAGAATGGATCAAAGTATTTATTGAAGGGATGTATGGATTCGTGACTGATGATAAACCAGTATACCCAGAGTATCGTGATGAGATTCACTGTATTGACTCATACGAGCCAAACAGTTCCACTATATACATTGGCATAGATTTTGGACTTACACCAGCAGCAGTGTTTGGTCAGATCACTGCTGCTGGGCGCATGGTTGTATTCGACGAGTTAGTTACATTCGACATGGGTGCGATGAGCTTCGGTAAACTACTTAGAGAGAAAATTAATAGCAAGTATCCTATGCATGCCACGGAGATTTATGCGGATCCAGCTGGTGAGCAGAGAGCACAAACAGACGAAATAACTCCATTCATGGTGCTAAGCAAGCAGGGTGTGGAGGCAGTACCTACGTATACGAACGATCCTATTATACGTAGAGAGGCAGTAGCAGACTATCTCATGAGGCTTGACTTCTCTGGTAACCCTGCTTTTGCGATTACTAAAAATTGTAAGATCCTGCGCAAAGCGTTTGCTGGAGGATATAAATATAAACGAGTTCAGGTATCTGGTGAAGAGCGATATGTTGATAAGCCTGATAAAGGCAAGTATTCACACGTGGCAGATGGATGCCAGTACATGTTCCTTGGTGCAGTAGGCGGAGCCAATGTTGTCGGAGGGTTTGACAACGCTAAGCCTCTAGAGTACCGTGATCAAGGGTTGGTTACCTAATATGCTAGACAATGAGAAAGTATTACAGATAGTAACGGCAGAGCTAACGCAGAACCATAGTTCTGGGCATGCTATACCTGACTTAGAGACATCGCTCGACTACTACCTTGGTAATCCTAATGGTAGAGAGGTCGAGGGTAGATCGCAGGTAACGTCAACAGACGTAGCGGATGCTATTGAGTGGATAATGCCACAGATCATGAAGTCATTCACTCAGAACAATGAGATAGTGACATTTGACCCAGTTCATCAAGGTGATGAGCTACAAGCAGAATTAGAGTCTCAGTACGTGTACGAAGTACTGATGAAGCAAAACGAAGGGTTTGTATTAATACATCAGTTCGTCAAAGACGCATTGATGCAACGTAACGGCATATTAAAGGTATACTACGAGAATGAAACGAAATCATGGACTTCTTCATACACTGGAATCAGTCAAGAAGAACTTAATGTATTGGGCTCAGCGCCAACTTGTGAGATTGTTGAGCTAAGCGATTATATTGATAGCGTAACACAACAGCCACTGTTTGACGTAAAGATCAAGTTTACATCAAGCAATGGTAGAATAATTATTGATGCTGTACCACCAGAAGAGTTTAGAATATGCTCAGATCATAACTCTATATGCTTAGATGGTGCTAGATTTACAGCTCATGTGTTAGAGAAGACATTCTCTGAATTGGCTGCTGAAGGTTATGATACAGAATTGCTTGATACAGTAGGTGTTAGTGAGGAGTATGATTCAGATTATAGATTCGCAGCACAGGGTGAATCCACTATACATGACTACGAATCAGATGATCCATCACAGAGAAAGACAGTAGTATCTGAGTGCTATCTTTTAATGGATTATAACGAAGATGGTATATCAGAACTATGTAAGGTAACAGTAGCTGGTGACGATTCACCAACGGTAGTGCTTTCAGTTGAAGAGATCGATAGTGGTCCATGGGTATCAACTACAGCAATTATCATGTCGCACAAGTGGCAAGGCCTAAGTATATATGATAGACTTAAAGAGATACAAGATCAGAAAACTGCACTATGGCGTAGTATGTTTGATAATGTTTATTTTCAAAACAATCAACGAGTTGCAGTTGTAGAAGGGCAAGTTAATTTGGATGACATGTTAGTATCTCGTCCGAATGGCATAGTAAGAGTTAAGCGATTAGATGCCATTATGCCTATTGCAACTCCTCAACTATCATCCGATAGCTACACCATGATGCAGCACTTGGATGAAGTAAAGGCGGGACGCTCAGGCGTGTCGGCTGAGGGTGGTGCTACCCCTCAAAATATTGGCGACAGAGTAGGGTCTCAAGGCGTAGATAGAATGATGAACGCTAAAGAGGCATTGGTTGGACTTATTATACGTGTAGTTGCAGAGACTGGTATGAAACCTCTGTGCATTAAGATCAGAGATTTAAGTACGAAGCATGTAGACGCTATTACTGATTTCAGACATAAAGGTGAATGGCGTAAGATTCAGCCATCTTCATGGATAGATAGAAGTAGTACGACAGTTAGAGTAGGCACAGGTACTGGGGATACTTCTGAGAAGACTAGTGCACTTATGTTTGTAATGACTCTACAAGAGAAATTGCAGATTATGCCAGAACAGACACTGGTAGATCAATCCCAGATGTATGAGGCCATAGATGATTATTGTAAGTTAACTGGGTTGAATTCTGCAGGTAGATACTTTGTAGATCCTAACTCTGAAGAAGGTAAGAAGGCACAAGAGACCAAGGCTAAGTCATCAGAAGAAGCATCTCAGAAAGAAGATCAGATGCAACAAACTATTGCTCAGTCTCAAATGAAACTGGCTGAAGCAGAGGTCGCAAAGGCTCAAGCACAGATGGCTAACGTACAGTTGAAGTCTAAGACTGATATGATAAAGAATCAGTTGCAACTACAAAAGCAGACATATGAGGCTCAACTTAAGCAGTTAGAGCAACAATTGAGTGAAGCACAGATGGTTGCTAGTAGTATTGAGAAAGCTGATGATTTACAATTTAGGTATGACGATATGAATGCTCGTAATGGCATAGAATTAACCAGAATTGAAGCAGACAAGGAACGTGATTTGAACGCTCAATTCCTACAGAATAAGGAGTCAGTAAATGAAGGAACAGAATAGTGAAGAAGATATTTTAGAGCATGAAGTTACGTTCTCTAAGAAAGTAGAGCATTCTTATACGTCATGGCTATCTGATTACTTTGCCAAAGAAAGATTGAACTCCTTTAATAATTTTTGTGACCCTTTGCTTGATAAAGAGTATTTGGATACATTAAGGAACCGTCAACTATCGCTCGACAAAATAGAATCTGATATGTTGACATATATAGAAACAGGTAGATTGGCTAGTATGACATTAGCTAAAATACACGAACAGGAATAAAACTATGAGTGATGAAACTACTCCAACCTCTGATGAGGCGAATGTTGAACCATTAGATGAAATAGCAGACTTACTAGTTGGGTCTGATGAAGAAACAGATGATAAGACCGACGATACTGAAGACCTCGATAGCGAGGACTCTGAAGAATCCACTGAAGTTAATGAATCTGATAACGAAGAAGAACTTGAAGATGATGAGCCAGAGACATGGGCAAACGCTTTAGGTGTTGAAGATGGTAATGTTTTACTTGATGATAAAGGTAACTTTGCAGGTGTTAATATAAAGGTTGATGGTGAATCATCGACTGTTAGCATGAAAGATTTGATAGCTGGTTTTCAGACTAACAAGCATAATACACACAGCTCACAGTCCCTCTCACAAGAGAGAAAGACATTTGAAGCTCAACGTGATAATGCTGTTGCTGACTATACAAAGAAACTATCAGATGTATCTAAACTTTCACAGTTTATGCATAGTAACTTACTCAGTGATTTTAATAACGTTAATTGGCAAGAACTTAGAAATACAGACCCAGCAGAATATGCTGCTATGTACCAAGATTTTGAGAATAGAAAACAGGAAATTCAGAACATATACTCTGCGATAGACCAAGAGCGTAATAATGAACAATCCACTACTCAAAATAATAACCAGAATGCTCAGTATCAATACTTGCATGATGAGTTGGCTAAGGTTCAAGTTAATAATCCTGAGTGGGATACTAACGAAAAGATACAAACTGCGTTTAAGGACATGAGTTCTTTTGTAGAAACTACATATGGAATAACTCCTGAAGTATTTAATTCTTTAGGCGATTCCAGATATGTTGAAGTTATTAAAGATGCCATGGCTTATCGCAAAGGCAAGAAAGTTACTCAAAAGAAAATCAAGCAGAACTTGCCTAAATTTCAGAAGAGCAAGAATGGAAGATCTGGCAGTAAGAGAGCTTCCAAGCTAGATAAATTAACCAAACTTGCTAAAGCAGAATCTGGAGCTGGTCGTAGAGACGCCGAAGTTAATGCTATAGCAGAACTCTTAACAGGTGGATAGAAAATGAGTACAGCAAATTTAGATAGTGCCGACCTAAAGGCGGTCACTAGAGGCGGATTAATCCGTGAAGATGTAATGAATAAGATCTGGGATATTAGCAAGATCCCATTACCTTTTACCGATTTAGTGGGCAAAGCATCCGCTAAGAATGAATACAAAGAATGGACCGTTGATGAACTAGCGGATCCTGACTTTGCAAATGCGATCGTAGACGGATCGGATGCAACAGGCAATAACACCAAAACCGGCGCTCGCGTTGGTAACCATCACCAGATTTCAGATAAGGTGGTTAAGGTGTCTTACCGTGCCGATGCTTCGGATACAATCGGACGTGCTAAAGAACTGTCTTATCAGTTGATGAGACGACAGCAAGAGCTGAGACGTGACGTTGAAGGTATTGCGCTATTACCACAGGCTTCTGTGGCTGATAATGGTGATGCGGTAGCTGGTAAAGTGGGAAGTTTACCATCCTGGTTGGTGACTAACACTATCAACTTAACTACTCCTACTGGATTCGATCCGTCTACAGGTAAAACTACCGTATCAGCTGCGACAGCGGACGGAATCGCGCTAACCGAGACCTTTATTCGTGATACCGTTGAGAGTATCTACGGGCAGGGTGGCGATCCAACTATCTTGACGTCAGTACCAGGGATTATCAGAAAAATCTCTGAATACCTATTCACATCAAGTGCACGTGTTGCTACATTAATGAGTGACCAAGGTAAGAGTACTGAAAAGGCTTCTGCACTAGGTTCAATCAATGTCTTCGTAACTGACTTCGGGACTCTTCGCATGGTTCCTAACCGTTTACAGCCACGCTACAACGCTGCATACGCGACTCCAAGTCTGACTGCTGATTTCGCGGATGTCTTCATCTTGGACCCAGCATATTTAAGCCTTTGCTATTTGAAAGGTTATCGCACTGATACATTGGCTAAAACCGGTCTGGCTGAGAATCGCCAAATGTCTGTTGATTGGTCATTAATCGTGAACACTGAAAAGGCTCACGGTATTATTGCTTCTGTCGATCCTACCCTGGATATGACAGCATAAATCACCCCTCCAAAAGGTGAAATAAGGGGAGTTGCTGCAGGGGGCCAAGCCATACAATACCTGCAGCAACGAACCCCC